CAGCCATCACACGACTGCGCCAGGCCGGCAGACTTGAAGAGGGCGACAAGGTGGCAGGTGAGTCAGGCTTCCCACGTCGCACGCTATACAAGACAGGCACCGCACCACCGAGGAAGCAGGGCGATCTCTTTTGAGCTACACGAAGCTGGGCCATGACTACGCGAAGCTCGCGAAGTGCCCTGACTGCGGGCGAAAGGCGGCGTGCCCTGAGTGCATCAGGTGCATCGAGCTTTGTGTGGTGCAGGGCTGTCGACGGGTGTGCAAAGCCGGGTTGCGTCGCCGGCAACGACCTGTTCCGATACAACTCCCCCTTCTACCTGGTGCGATGCCATGACTGCCCTAGTCGGTGACTGCCCCTGCTTCCTGAAGACTCGAAACCCCAACACGTTCACTGACCCAGTGGAGACGCCAGGCCCCACCGAGAACACGGTGTGCGTTTTCTGTGGTCGCGTGATGCGCACGAACGCCGGCAGCATCCCACGCCGTGCGAGCTTCGACGACGAGACCCTGGCACCTGGTGAGCAGGGCCGCATCACTGCAGCGAGAGCCCGCGCCGGCCTGATACGTGGCCGTCCCTTCGACAACGCACCTCCCATCAACCCACGCCCACGCCAGCCGTGGGAAGACCCAGGCGAGCCTGCCTGACCACCATCGGGTTGACGTTAACGTAAAGCTCGGTAGTGTGCGGTTCAAACCGCATGCGGGGTAGCGCCCGTCCCATCGACTAGCAGACTGAACAGGCATCGGTCGAGCCCTCGGTGGGGCGGGGGTGGCTCACCAAAGTAGTGGGGACTAGTGGCGAAGGGTCAGAAGCACGGTGGTCGCGTCAAGGGCACCCCGAACAAGGACAAGGCTGACCTACTGTCCGCCATCCGCGATGCGGTCGACGACCAGGACTACCACCCCGTTGTACAGCTGGCGCGCATCGCTTGCGACAGCAGCACCGTCAAGGTCAAGGAGACCAAGCGGGGCAAGCTGATCGAGTTCGAGGTGGCGCGATACTCCGACGAACTGAGACTGAACGCCGCCAAGGAGGTGGCGCAGTACGTGGCGCCCAAGCTCAAGAGCATCGAGCACACTGCTGACGGCGAAGGCTTCGGCCTCACGCTGCACATGAACCTGGGGCCGGCATCGAAGGGCAATGGCCGCGATAGCTGAACAACCCAGTGGTCCGCTCGACGTGTACTACGATGCGTCGCCCACGTGTGCCAAGTTCCACCGCAGTGATGCATTCATCAGGGCCCTGGTGGGTCCGCTCGGTAGCGGCAAGAGTGTTGCCTGCGTGATGGAGATGATGCGCCTGTCCATGGCGCAAGAGCCTGGACCCGATGGTGTGGTGCGCGCTCGTGGCTGCGTCATCCGCAACACCTACCGCGAACTCAAAGACACCACGCTCAAGACCTGGACTGACTGGGTGGTGCCGGCACGCGTCGGTCGCTGGGACGAGGTGAACATGACGCTGCACATGGTCGGCCCCAGGATGCACATCGAGATCCTGTTCCGAGCGCTCGACCACCTGAAGGACATCAAGAAGCTGCTGTCGCTCGAACTCACGTGGGCGTGGCTCAACGAAGCTCGCGAGATACCGAAGCCAGTGCTCGACATGTTGCAGGGCAGAGTGGGGCGCTACCCGGCGAAGCGTGACGGTGGTGCCACGCAAGCGTGCATCATCATGGACACCAACCCCTGCGACGAGGATCACTGGTGGTATCGCATCTTCGAGGAGGAGCGCCCACCCGGCTTCGCCTGCTTCCATCAGCCGAGCGGACTGAGCGTGCACGCCGAGAACCTGGCGAACCTGCCCGACGAGTACTACACCCGGCTGCAGTACGGTCACGACCAGGAGTGGGTGAACGTCTACGTTCATGGCCGCTACGGCTTCGTGATGGAAGGCAAGCCAGTGCACCCCACGTACCAGGACGACGTGCACGCAGCTGCCGACATCATTGTGTTTAACCCCGAGGAGACGTTGGTCATCGGTCTCGACTTCGGCCTGACGCCGGCGGCTGCGTTCCTGCAGCAGAACCAGTGGGGACAGTGGTGCGCCATCGACGAGCTTGTCACCGAGGACACGGCCACCGACGAGTTCGCCGTGCGGCTCAACACCAAGCTCCAGAGCGAGTACGGCTTCGCCAACGACATCGACTTCTGGGGTGACCCAGCCGGCGACACGCGAGCAGAGACCGACAAGACCACGCCGTTCATGGTGCTGCAGGCGCAGGGGATCCCCGCTGCACCTGTGTGGACCAACGATGAGATCGTCAGACGAGGCGCCCTGTCACGGCAACTCTCTCGTCTCGGTCTCAACGGCAAGCCTGGGTTCCAGGTGTCGCCGAAGTGCCGGATGCTACGCAAGGGGCTCGCCGGCGGCTTCAAGTATCGACGCATGTCGGTGACGGGTGAGGAGCGCTTCCACGACAAGCCCGACAAGAACATCTACAGCCACATCGTCGAAGCGTGCGAGTACGCACTGGTCGGTGCCGGCGAAGGCGCCAAGCTCATCGAGTCATCGGTGGGTCGCAACCGCAAGCCCCGCGTGATACGAAGTGGCGGACTGCGATACCCACGACCACCTCCACGAGGACACAGCCATGCGTGACACTGATCCGACCTACGAGAAGATGACGAAGACCATGAAGGGGCCGGCTTACTACCCCGGTGAGGTGGTGCACGGCGCAGCTGGCGCCAACAACCAGAGCAGCCAGCCCGGTGCCGGCAGCATCAACATGCCCCCGCCGAACGCGGGGAGCATGGGTGGCGCCATGACTGGCAGCGGACTGCCGCCAGCCAACGGCATCTCCCTCTCGATGGAAGGGAACAGAGGCAACCCGCAGCCGCCAGGCCCCAATGTCGACGTGCCGTGCTCGATGCCAGTGATGGGCGAGGCTGCACTGCCGCCTGGTCCACCGTGTGGTGAGCACAGCGTGGGCAATCCCGGCGAGCTACCGCCAGGTCCGCCAGTCGGTGGGCATGGTGAGTCGCCACGTGGTGGTGGGAGCGCAGGGCGTGGTCCCGGCTCGGGTGGTGGACAGCTGCCGCCTGGTGTCGGTGTCTAAAGACGCACTCACCCCCGCCATCGCAGTACTGACCGAGTCGTTCACCGAGCGCGACTTCGAGATCGACTGCGACGGCTGCACCGCGTGCTGTCGTGGGACCGAAGGCGTGAAGGTCGACGACAACGAGCGCCTGCCATACGACACGTACAAGGACGACAAGGGTGAGTGGCGAGTCAAGCAGGTGGATGGCGCGTGCATGTACCTGGCGACTGAGCCAGGCGTGTGGGGGTGTCTTCTTCGTGGCCCCACCTCGGAGCTTCCGTCACCACGTCGCTGTCGTGAGTTCGACTGCCGTGCCGCGATCATCTTCTTCGGCAGCATCGGCATCGACGAGCTTGTGCGCGAGGCCAAGCTGCCGCTGGCCGTGGTCGAGCAGGGGCGAGCCAAGCTCGAAGAGTGGAACAGAACAATGAACGTGCGTGCACTGTCCGGTGGCGCCGATCTCAGCTTCCTGATGGAGGACAACCCTGATGCATCCGCGTGAAATCGTGCAGCGATGGCAGGCGCACTACTCCCTGCGCAAGACTGTCGAAGAGCACTGGCAGCTGATCGAGCGCTTCGTGTGTCCCGGCAGGGGCAAGTTCTTCCAAGAGGAGAAGAGCGAGCACGAACTCACGTGGCGCCGGCGCGAGCTATACGACAGCACCGCACCCATGGCGGCACAGTCCCTCGCTGCCAGCATCCACGGCTCGCTCACCTCGCCGGCCACGAAGTGGTTCCGCTTACGGTTCCGCACCGATGACCTCAACGAGATGAAGGAGGCCAAGGAGTGGCTCGAAGAGTGCGAGGATCGCGTGTTCATGGCGCTGCAGGACAGCAACTTCAACATCGAGGCGGCAGAGGCCTACATGGATCTCGTGTGCTTCGGCACCACGGTGCTGGTCGAGGAGACCGAGAGCGAGGAAGAGTGGAAGGGCGTGCAGTTTCAGGTCATCCACATCAGGGGCTGCTACTTCGACATGGACTGGAACCGCGACGTGCGGAACCTCTACCGCGAGATGGACATGACCGCGGGGCAGATCGTCAGCAAGTTCGGTGACGACACCCCAGCCAAGATCCAGACAGCCTACGACTCAGCCGCCGAGGTGGACCGCAAGTACACGGTGCTGTTCTGCATCTTCAGACGCGAGGACAAGAAGAACGCCGACACCCGCGGCCCGCTCGGCAAGCT